GGTCATGTGCTTCTCCCGTTACGCGCTCGCTCCCACCCGTAGCATGTGCTACGCTGTCGCTACTTGAGCGCGTAGCATGTGAAAACGTGCACCAACACGACACCACGGGATGCCAGCTTGTGGAGACCTGAAGAAGTCGAAGTATGGCTAAGAGCCAACCGCGGGACTCCGGCGGAGTGCATCAACCATCTGTGGCCAGGCATGGACGACCGGCGCGAACGGCGACGACTGGAACAGCGCATCCGGCGGATCCGGAAGAAGCTCGAAGAAGAAGGCCTCGACTTCTCCGAGTCGAGGGCGTCCCACGTTCCGCGGGCGACGATCCACGCGCTCCCAGCTCCACCGCCACGGCCCGAACCAGCTCCGCGGACAGTGGAAGTCGCTCAGGTGGACCCGGTCACACCGTCGAAGATGGGACGGGAACAGCTACTCGCGTGGGCTGTCGATCGGGCAGCGGTGGCCGTGGACCAGACTCCACCAGATCGCGGGGCGTATGCGAGCAACCTGAACACGCTCGTGAAAGCTCACGCCGAGCTCGCGGAGCTTCGAGCGCAACGACCGGACGAAGAGCTGGACGTGTCAGCGCTGGTCGACATGTTGAAGGCTCAAGTGGACGCGGTCCCGCTGGAAGTCCTCGAGCTGTTCGTGGGTGAGTACTTGAGACGACACCCGAAAGCGCGGATTTCGGCGTGAGTCTGGGACTCGCTGGACTTCTTCACCGGTCCATTCAGGCTGGCCGACGGGATCCGCGTCGATCGGTGCGACTGACCACACCACAGTCGGAATGGCTTGACGTCCGAGCTCCGCTGGCCGTCTTCCGCGGTGGGAATCAGATCGGAAAGAGCTTCGCTCAAGCGGTGGACGTGGTCGACTTCGCTCGAGGAGTCCATCCGACTCAGTCACACGGCGTCCCAGTGAAGATTGCCGTCGCTTCGAAGAGCTGGAAGCAGATGGTCCCGCTGTTGTCGAAGGTCTGGGACTTGCTACCTCGCCACGAAGTGGACCCGAACATCCGCTTCGTCAGCGGTCAGGGGATCAAAGGCTACAAGGAACCGGTGATCCCGCTGGTGGACGGACCCGGAGCTGGGTCGGTGATCTACCTGTTCACGTATGACGCTGGGACTCAGCGACTGGCCGGCTCGACTTTCCACCGGGCGTACTTGGACGAACCGCCGCCCGCTTCGTTTTTCGGTGAAATGCTCCCGCGGCTGAATGCCTACGGTGGCCACCTGCGATGCTCATTCACTCCGACGCCGGACGCTCCACCGCAGGACTACATGAGAGCGATGGTTCAGAAGTGGGAAGACGCCGGCCGCCCCGAGCTCGGGTGCGCGGGTGGCATGTTCGAACACCACGTCCCGTTGTCTGTCGAGGCGACTACCCCGCGGGGCGGTCTCCTCGACTTGCCGTGGATGACTGAAGAGGACATCGAACAGTTCAGCGCGGCGCTCCTCGAGCACGAGCGCGGGATGAGAGTCCGCGGGGACTGGGAGCCAGTACTGTCCGGACGTTGGCTGTCGGCTTTCGACAAGGCCTGTAGCGTGCACGGATTCAGACTCGGACGAGTACCCGGTCCACCAGCTGGGGCGTCGCTGTTCGTGGGGATCGACCACGGAGCTGGAATCGGCAAACAAGCGGCCGCGCTGGTAGCTGTCCACCAGGTGGACACGCTCGCTCCGCGGGTGTGGGTTCTCGACTGTCATGTGGCCGACGGGTACACGACTCCGGAGCAGGACGCGGACGCGATCGCGGACATGTTGACCCGGTGGGATCTGACTTACAATGACGTGGACCAGTGGGTAGGCGACCGGTCCACGAACGCGAACCACTACGAGATCAAAAAGGGGAACGCCCAGCTCCGGACGTTTCTGGCCGCTCGCTACCGAATCCCCAAGGGAAAGACGAAGTGGATTCACACGCCGCGGAAGTGGTCTGGTTCTGTCCGTCACGGCTTTCGTCTTTTGAACGCCATCATGGCGCGACGGGATGACAAGCACGAAGAACTGAGCCACTTCGTTGTCCATCCGCGCGCGGCCGTCTTCGCCACAGCTTGCCAGGAGTGGAGCGGTCGGAAGGATGACGCGAAAAAGGACATACTCGACGGCGTCCGGTATGCTGTCGAGCGCGCTGTCCGCCTTGGCGACTGGTCCCGCAACCTGAGCGCGGCCGCGATATACGCGTGAGCATTGGAGTCCCAGTGTACGAAGTCGACATCATCCCGCGTCCCGACATGCCGACCACTCAGGACTCGGAGCGGTCGCGACTGCTGTTGCCGATGTCTCGCGTCCTGGCCGAGGACTGGAGCGATGTCGCCGCGGACTACATGTCCGAGTTCATTGCGGAAGAGCGACTGGCCACTTGGGGACCGCCGGACACATCAGACAACGTCTTCGCTGACATCTGCAGGCAGCTGGCGACGCCGGGGCACTACGGACACCGTCCCGTCTTCCGCCACCGGAACAACAGCGCGAACCGCTTGATCAAGCCTGGTGGACTGTTGGACCAAGCTCGCTACGCGTCCAAGCTCCAGTCGGTGGAATACCACGCGTGGGGACTCGGTGACATGCTGGTTCATGTCCACGCGCCGAGCTCGGAGCGGCTGGTCTTGCGACCGGTGCAACCACAGGACGTCTATGTCGAAGCGTCGGACGACGATCCGAGCGAACCGGTAGTCATCTGGGAGCTCCGTCGCAGGTACGTGGCGGCCGCTGGTGGTACGGTCTGGGCATGGGATCGGTGGAGCATTCGCCCGGACGACGTCCACTTCCGAGTCGTGGCCGCTCAGGATGCCAAATACGACCAAGCTGCAGTCGGAATCAAAGAGGGCGAGGACATCACCGGACTACTGTTCGGTGAAACCTTCGAAGGCGACGACTACAGCTGGCGGACGAAGGACGGCGATCCCGCTCTCCCATGGGCATGGTATCGCACCGCGGACTCCGGCCACTTGTGGCAGTCGACCGTCCGCTACGGTGCATTCAAAGCGACGCTGGGTGTCGCTGTCCTGTCCACCTATGTCATGCACGCCGCGCGGGACGCGTCCGGGTCGACTGTCATTGTCCACGGACTGGAACCGCCTTCCACGAACGCCCGCCGAATCGGGTCCGAAGACCAGACCCGATCGATCCATCTGTCTCCTGGTTCCATGCTCTTCCTTGCCGAGCGGGAAGGTTCCAAGGGCGTCGGAGTCACTACGGTGGGACCGGGCGCCAACCTCCAACCGTTGGACCTGTTCCTTCGAGCAAAGCGACAACAGGCCGCGGAGCGCTTCGGGATCGGTGACGCGTCCGCCGTCGCGAACAGCTCGAATCCGATGTCTGCTCAGTCCATGCTTCTGAGTCACGCGACCCGCCGCGAAGCGGCCGAACAGTCCGAGGAGCTGTTCCGGGCTGGAGACCTGGCGCTCCTACGCGCGTGTTCGGTGTGCCTCCGAGCGAATGGCGTCAACGTCCCGGAGTCCGGGTACACCGTCCAGTACTGGCGTCCCGATCCGATGCCACAGGAGATGCAAGCTCGTCGCGAACAGGACGAATGGGACGTCGCGAACGGCTACCGCTCGACTGTCGACGTCTACATGGAGAGGCATCCGGGGACGTCCCGAGAAGACGCGATTGCTCATCTCGCACGGGTTCAGATGGACCAGGGGGAGATCGTCCGAGAGCTCCAGTCCATGGAACCAGAAGAAGTGGCGCTGGTGGGAGTCGACCCGGACGACTTGGTGGACTCCGTCGGAGAGCTGTCCGACGCTGCCGAAGCTCTCCAGGACATGGCCGAAGCGGGACAGATCGACGCGGAAGCCATGTCGACCGCGCTGGAGTCAATCTCGGAAGCGATCGATCTACTGGCCCGCGGCCAAGCGGGGGAAGAGTAATGCCCGTCCGCCGCGGGACAGACTCGGACGGCCCCTTCTTCCAGTGGGGACGCGGTGGCCGGAAGTACCGATACCGGAAGGGCAACGACCGATCGCGGGACCGCGCTCGAGCTCGGGCAGTCCTTCAAGGGCGCGCGGCGCAGTCCAAAGCGCCGAAGTCCGGAACACCAGCTCGTGGGTCCGAGCGTCGACGGGGTAGCCGGCGAAACAAGCCCGGGACCGCGAGCGGGACTCGCGGTGGTATCCGAATCTCGGAAGCCACGACGAAGACGCTCCGGGACAAGGTAGCCGCGCACAACGAAGAACACGGCGCCAAGTCCAAGCGGGCAGATCTCGGAATGCTGAAGGCGGTGTACCGTCGCGGAGCTGGTGCATTTTCCAGCTCTCATTCGCCGCGGGTGAAGTCTCGGGACCAGTGGGCTATCGCTCGCGTGAATGCGTTCCTTCGTATCCTCGCGACCGGGAAGCCGCGGAACGCCAAGTACACTGGCGACAACGACCTTCTTCCCGCTGGACATCCCCGGTCGACAAGGAAGCGCCGTGGCTCTTGATGACACATTCCGTCCGCCGGCCGCGGTTGCCCGAGCTGGCCGGAAAGCCCTCGACATCCGAGCGGAGAAACCACCGAGTCAGCGTGGCATGACTCCCGTTGGACTTCGTCGCGCGGCACAGCTCGCCAACCGTGAACCCGTCTCAATCCGGACGCTCCGTCGCATGCTCGGATACCTGTCTCGCCACCTGGTAGACAAGTCCGGGTCCACGTGGGACGACAAGGGGAAGGGCTACCAGGCCTGGCATGGTTGGGGCGGTGACGCTGGCGCCCGTTGGGCTGCTACGACACTTCGACGCAATGACTCCGAGTGGTTCGAGCGGTGGAAGCGCGCCCCGCGGAACCGAAAGCTACTTCGCGCCGTTGGACGATGAGATGCCAGAAGAAACACCGAAGACATACACCGAAGCGGACGTCCGCGAACGATTCGTATCGAAGGACGTTTTCCAGGACCGGATTCAGGGGAAGTCCGCTCGAATCACTGAACTGGAGACGAAGCTCGGCGACGCTCAGCGCCAGCTCCTGGAAGCGCAACCGCGACTGGCCAAGCTCGAAGAGCTGTCCGCGGAGCTCGGGAAGAGAGACGCAGCGATCCAAGCCGCGGAAGATCGGGTGGCGCTCGCCCGAGCTGGTGTGACCGATGACGGAGCTGTGGGTTTCCTGCGGATGGCATTCGACCAGCACGTGGCAACGCTCGAGGAGAAACCGGAAGACAGCGCTGGAGCTTTCCGGATCTGGGTCGGGTCGGAAGACGGAGCTCGGGCGAACCCGTACGTCGGTCATCTGTTCAACGGACTGGCCCCGGCCGCTCCGGCGGCAGCGCCAGCGCCAACGAAAGCCGCTCCGGGTCTCCCACCGGTGAGTCGCGCCAGCGTGCCGACTCCACCGAAGTCCGGCGGACCATTGACACAAGCTCAGGTACAAGCGGAGATCGGCCGGATCCGAGGGATGACAGACAGCGCGGAAGCTCGGGCAGCGCTTGCGGCGCTCCGGTCTCGCCAGCTTGGCCAGCATTGACGGATCTGGACTGAGCCGGTAGAATCCGAGGACATACCGCACGGGTCTCCCACGTCACGGGCAGTAGCGGCCACCGATCACCATTGCAACGGAGGCCACTACTATGGCCGCTTTGACTCAGCCTCTCGACAGCTCCAGCTCCACCGCTCAACTCGGCTTGAATCACATTGTGGCCGAAGAGATCCGTATGGAGCTCGCGGAAAAGCTCAACGTCTACCAACTTGGCGTCGTCCCGCTCATTGGCGACTTCGCCGGAGCTGGAACCACCACCATCCGAGTCACCCACGTGGGCGGTATCGGCTGGGACGCGAAAATGCTGTCCATGCCGACTGAGACCAGCGCTCCAACGATGGCGAACCCGACCGCGGGCTACACCAGCGTGACTCTCGGCCGCTTCGGTCTGGGCTTCTCCGAGACATTCCAGAACCGGATCGTGTCTCAGCCGAACGTCCGCGCGGCCATGGGTGGAGAGGCATTCCGCAGCCAGGCCGCGAACACCTGGTTCGCTACCTTCCGCGAGCGCGTCTGTGTCACCGGTGCGACCATCACCGCTTCGGTGGGTTCGGCCGCGACCACGCTTTCCGTCGACAACCTCATTGCACTGGCCACCGCCTTCAACACCACGGACGGCGCTGAGGACGGCGGAAGTCCTGTGGTCATGCTGGATCCACAGCAGATCGAAGAAGCAAAAGCCAGCGCCCGTTCCGAGCCTGCATTCCAGGGCGACTTGAGTGGATTCACCAGCGTCCAAGGCGTCGCCGGTCGCATCTACGACAACTTCCTGGGTCTCGGGATGACCGTCGTTGGCACTGGTGACACCCAGCAGTCCGGTGGAGCTTACCAGGGATTCGCCTTCCAGCGCGGTGGCATCGGCTACGGCGTCGCTTCGACCAGCCCACTTCAGCTCGCCGCAGCAGCGAACCCGGTCTATGTCGACGAATACGGCCTGGTCGTCTACGACGTCAACAACGGCCTGAACCAGCAGACCAGCCAAGTCAACGCGCTGGCGTTCATGGGCTTCGCTCTCGGATCCACGGACGTGTTCTTCCAGCGCCGAGTCCTGTCCACTACTTGATGTTCCCCCCCGAGGGAGTCCGGGGCGCTGGTGGCAACTGGCATCGCGTGCCGGCTCTCCGGGCTTCCTCACTTGCCGCCGAGAGGTACGCACATGCCAGTCCCACAATCCATCGCAGGAAGCGCTCCGGCGTCTCCATTCGCGGACCCTTTCGGGGGAACCGCGACACTCAACACCGCTCCGAACGCTCCTTTCGTCTACATGGCCAGCGCTGAGTCCGGGTCCGTCCGGGTCGCTGGTCTCGACCAGCCGACTTGGCTTCCCGAGCTCGCCATCTTCCGACTTGAGCCGGGCGTCCAAGGCGTCGAAGTCATCAAGGAAGGCCAGCCACGCGCCAGCGCTTGGGCCATGGCGCTCGAAGCGCGGCGCCGGGAAGGCTGGGTCGTTTTGGATCCGTCCGCGGTCATCTCCGCGGAACACCTTCCACCTGGTGTCGAAGCCGGTCCATATTGGCGCCAGGAGCGCTGCTACCACTTGCGCTCGGGACTCGGTGGACTGTTCTACCGGGAAGCATGGTCTGTCCGTCTCCCATCGCGCCGGGAATCCGCTCCACCGCGCTGGACATTCGACCGAGAGCGCTTCAATCGTTGGCTGGCCAGCATGGTAGCCGAGGGGAACATCCCCGGGCCGGACGACATGACCCGGGACGAAGTGATCCACCAGCTGGAGAGCTGGGTAGCGTCACAGTCTCGAATCGTAGATTCGGCGCTCCGGTCCCAACAGTCCACAGTCACCGAGTCCCGTCTGGAGCTCCACCGCTCCGCGCTGGTGATTGACCCGGACGCGGAACCAGCTCCAACCAAGCGGAAGCGGGCATGAGTTCCGACGAGTACAGTCGAGAAGGCATCGAGAAGACCGCTCGACAGCTCCGCGAAAGCGCTCGTCGACGCGGAAAAACGATCACCTACGAAGAAGCGCGCGCCCGGGTCGTCCGAGCGGTGCGCAACGACGAGAAACACAACGGCCGATAGGCCACAAGGAGCCCGACTATGTCCTCCGTCTTCAACCTCCCCGGATGGGCCAACGCCATCGCTGGCGACTTCTTCTCCGGTGCGATCGAAACGCTCGCCGGAAACAAGGTAATCGCCGACTCGGACGCCATGATTCTGAAGATGGATCCAGGTGGCAGCAACCGGGACGTCACTCTCCCCGCTGAAGCGGACGTCACTCCCAGCGGCCGTATGTACTGGATCATCAACGCCGCGGACGCGTCGGAGAACCTTGTCATCAAGGACGACTCCGGAGCGACCATCGCGACCGCGAACCAGAACGAGTCGGCGCTGGTCTACAACGCTGGCAAGTCTGCCGGTGTCGAGTCGAGCTGGGTGCTTGTCGCTGTCGTCGCCATCGCTCTTTCCTGATTCCACTTTCAACCGATAGGAGGCCGCTATGGCCTACTCGGGAAGCGCCACGAAGCGGTTGACCGCTCAGCTTCGTCTCGCCGGTGGATTTCAGTCGATGACGCTTACCGGCGATCTGACACTGGACAACACCAGCGCCAACTACCTCCGGATCGATCCGAACGGCAGCGCTCGGGACGTGAACCTTCCGGCGGAAGAGGACAGCGATGGACTCTTCTTCCAGTTCTTCAACGCCGCTGACGCATCGGAGAACCTGGTGTGTAAAAACGACGCTGGCGCAACCATCGAAACAGTCGGACAGGGCGAGATGTGTCTACTCGGCTGCGATGGTACGAACTGGATCGTAATCATGCCTGGTCATACTTGAGAGTCTGAACCATGCCGATTTCGGGTGAAAAGTCATACTCCGTTCGTGTCACTGTCCCGGATGTACTGCAGTCCGGCCGTGACAACGTGGTCGCGTTGGAAGTCCAGCACGACGGAGCGACCGTTCACCCGAGCTCGGGTACGTTCACGCTGTTTGCTCAAAGGTCCGCCGCGGTGATCACCGCGGCGGCCACCAGCTTTTCCGCTGGCCGCTCGCACTACACGATCCCGAGCTCCGCGCTGGACACCACCGTCGCTGGTGTCGACTACGGCGACGGATGGCTGGAAGAATGGGCACTCACTATCTCGGGAGTCGTCTACACGTGGACTCGTCCGGCCGCGCTCGCGAAACGCCCGATCTCCCCGAGCGTCACCGACACAGACCTACTCGCCGAGTACCCGGACTTGGCGAACTATTGGGGATCTGGCCGGACCAATGCTCAGACGTTCATCGACTCGAGCTGGGACGACATCGTTCGTCGCTGGCTTCGGGAAGGCGGGGCATGGTGGCCAGTCGCCAGTCCCTACGTCTTTTTCGAAGCTCACCGAGAGCTGACGCTGTCGAAGCTGTGGAGATACATCGGCAAGTCCGACGGAAACGAGGTTTTCGTGGACTTGTCGACGAAGCATCAAGCCGAGTACAATCGCCAGTTCCAAACGATCGCGACTCAGTACGACCGGGACCAGGACGGCCGAGTAGATGACCCGGACGCGCTCGAGTCTCGCCACGGAGTCGTCAACATCAACACACCGACAGCATACTCCCCGCGCTACTACGGCGGACTCCGCGGCCGCCGGTATCTCATCCGATGAGCGCTCCAGCGTACATCGGGCCGCACGGTTGTTGGCTGTGGCGGATCCTCGAAGCCATGGACGGGCAGATATCGGGCACCGATCCGCTCCCGTTCCAGCGCAATGCGCTCGCCAATGACCAGTGGACCCGTTCCGCGCTCCCGCTCTCGCCCACGAGCTCGACTCCGACTGGACACCTGGAATACAACCTCGCCATTCGTGGACACGCTCCAACGGGTGAAGCGGAGTCCACAATCCGTGGCGTCATGTTCGAAGCGTCGATTGACGTGGCATTCGCTTTCCGCGCGTACCATGACGACCAGTGGACGTCGTACCGGCTCGCCATGCAGGCAGCCCAGACAGTCCGGAATCGTCTGCTATCGTGTGAGTGGCACAAGGACGTTGGATTCGCCCCGCTCCGCGTCTTTTGCCAAGAATCCTTCAATCCCGCTCTTCTGACTGTCCAGGAGTCCGGGCTATTGATCAACCAGACATACCGGGTCCGCCACCTGGAAGGGATCAACCCATGAGCACAAACACCACCTGGTCAATCACCGCGCGCGCCCGTACGGCGATCGACGCCCCGTACTCGGGGAACGGCGTATCTGAAGTCACCTACTCCGCGGAATGGACGTCCGGGACGGGTGACAACCAAGCGGACAAGTGTGCTCAAGTGATCCAGGCCGTTGGCGCGACTGCCAACGTCGACGTGGACATTCGCGCAATGACTGACGCCAACGGCGACGCGCTCAACGGCGCCGAGCTCGCCGCGCTCATCATCGAAGTACCGGTCACGGCGTCCGGAGCTGTGACGGTGAAAAAGTCCGCTTCGAACGGCGCTCCAGTCCTGAACGGAAACACAGACGGAATCCAGCTCAACGCCGGCGGCCGACTGATTCTCATCTACCCAGAAGACGGCGGACCAGCTCTCGGCGCTAGCGCGCGACAGATCAACGTCGCCAACGCTGGCGCCGCTTCGGTCAACGTCACAATCACCACTTGGCAGCGGAGCTCCTGATGTCCGGTCTTCCTCCATTCGTCTCTCGGGACGTCACTCTCACGATCTACGACGGTGCGGCCAGCCCGAAGTCGGCCAGCTTCGGCAACGGGACCGGCCAGTTCGACATCCCCGGACTGGACGCCGGTAACTTTGAAGTCGTCGAAGTCAAGAACCGACAACAGCACTTGGCATTGCTCAAGGGCGAGTCGAAGACGTACGAGTTCAGTACTGAGATCACCGTCGCCAACGTCAACGACTTGACGAACGCAAGCTCTCACCGGATCCTCGACGCCATTCGAAAGACCGGCGACTGGGCCAGCGCTACCAGCGTGGAGTCGATCGGGTGTGGTGTCTGGGCTGTCAAAGTCGTGATCTCTATGTCCAACTCGTGTGGAGCTTCGGCGACAATCACGCTCCCGAAGTGTCGTCTCACCGGCGACCTGTCCATGGGCGACGAAGGCCTTCGTCTCACTGTCAGCGGCACTTGCTACGAATCCCCCGTCATTGCCTGAACTCAGACCCGGAATGAAAGATGCCAGCGTTCCACGTTCAACTCTCGGACCAGCCAGTACACTGTCGGACTCCGCTTCTTCGTCGCTGTTTTGCGCTCCACTCGGCGCTCGGAGCGATCGTCGAAGACGGCCAGGTGGACTCGGCTGAGTTCGCTTGTCTCTTCTCCGCGGCGCTGGGATCGTGTCTGCCGCTCGAGCTGGAAGCTCCTGTCCCGAAGCGGTGCAACACGTCCGCGGAATGGATCGCCTACGGTGACACTGTAGAGCGTTGGGCGTTCGGCCGCGGTGGCCAAGGGATCGACGTCCTGAAGTGGCAAGCTGCCTGTGAAGTCGCGTGGAGCGCTATCGCTGAGAATCTACCCGTCCCGGATACCGTGGAGGAGGCAGCTGTCCCTTTCGCGGAAGCGCCGGGGCATGGCTCCGGCGATTGACCAGACTCGGAATCGAGTCGACAGGGGATCCATTCTGGGTGGAGAGCCTTAGTTCGGACCAGCTCCGGGCCGTCTACGGCATGTTGTGGGCTGAAGACATGGAAGCTCGCGAGGCATCCGAGCGGATTCGTCCGAAGAAGACCAAGTCGAGGACAGCTCCGAGTGGCGTTAGCGCTGGAGCTTGGGCCACGCTGATGTCCATGAGATCTGACCGGAGGTGATCCATGTACAGTCAGTCGGCTAAGTTCTGGCGAGCGTCGGACGCATTCTTCCAGCGTGTGGCCAGCTCGAGCGATCCGTATCTTCGCAGGAAGTACCGCAGCTGGGTCCAGACATCGCGCCAGCCCGAAAAGGCCAGCAAGCGCTACCGGACCATGGCCGGTCGTCTGTCGCGTCTCCCGAGCTCGCCGCAACGGGCGCTCCAGATTCGTACGGACCCGAGCTTCCGGAAGAACATCCTGGACATAGCCGGGACGGCTGGTCCGATTGTGACTGAGCAGATCGACCGGACAATGGCGTCGCTGGCGTTCGCTGCCTGGCGTAAGTGGCCAGTCGATCACGGCTTCTCGAAGGCCTTCCTGTCGTTGGAGTACACTGTCCCGAGCGCTGACACGCTCTCAGCTCAGCTCCGGTCCAACGCGTGGTACTCGTTTTATATCAAGTCCCGACAGAACGGACTCGGTGGAAAGCAGCCGTGGCGAGTCCTCATCTTCGACCCAGCTCCGGACGCCGTAGCTGAAGCCGCTCGACGAGTCGGTGATAGTATCGACGACTACCTGAATGGGAGAAGCGCATGACCACGCGTCGGGACATCTCGCTGAATGTCATCGCGGACATCAGCAAGTACCAACAGCAGTTCGCCCAGATTCCAGGCTACACGGACAAGCAGGCAGCGAAGGCGGCCAGCGCGCTCGAGAAGCGCATGTCGAAGGCCGCAGCAAACACCGCCAAAGCGGCGACGCGAGCAGCTGAAAAGGCCGGCCGACAAGCGGCCCGGGCAGCTGAGGAGAGTCAGCGTTCAGCGATCGAAGCTGGAAAAGGCCTGGTGGAGCTCGCTGGCATCCCGGCCGACAAGTTCGAAAAGTTCCGCGCTGTCCTCGGTGGTCTCAGTAGTCCACTGGGACAGCTGGCGATCGGTGCGACCGCGGCCGCGCTGGCCGTTGGTGGAGTCGCGGTGGCGTTCGGAGCTGTGGCGACAGCTTCCGTCTCAGCTGTCCGCGCGTCGGATGAGCTCCTGACGAAGTTCGAAAAGCTCTCATCCGTCGAAGGGTTCGACATTCCAGAAGAGGACGTCGAGAGCATACGGCAAGCGAACGCCGCGCTGGACTCGGTACAGTCGACCGCGGAGCGCTTGGTTGTTGTCTTCGCTGCCAAAGTCGCTCCGAGCGTCGAAGCTACAGCTGTGGAGATCGTGAAGCTCGGACTCGCTGCCGGCGATGTCCTAAACGCCATGGGTGGCGGTGCGGCGCTCGTCGGGTCCGCGTTTGGAATGCTCGCTAAAACGATCGTCTCAGTCATGACGCCAGCTCTCGGGAAGTTGCTTCAGCTGTCGGACATCGCTGGGAACATCGCTGGCGCTGCAGGACTTGACGAGCTCGCGGCGAAGTTCCGTTCCGTGTCTGGAGCTGTCGAGGACATTCCCATTGACGTGCTCGAGTTCGGATTTGAAGAACTCTCGATCGCGACACAGGACTACCAGGCCCGAGCGGAAGAGCTGGTCGGTGTGTCGCGTGAGCTCGCGGACGCGGAACGGGAAACAAAAGAAGCGACTGAAGCAAGCACGAAGAGTCGCGAAAAGGCAGCTGACGCAACGAAGAGGCAAGCCGAACAGATCAAAGCGGTGATCGCTGCAGGGAAAGCGAGAAGTCAACAAGTCGACAAGGACTTGGCTTTACGAGAGCAGAACACGGCGATCATTCAAAAGGCCACGGCCGTAGAGCTGTCCGAGATGGGCAAGCTCGCCCAAGCGACCGACGCCGAGCTGGCGAAAGCGGCGCTGATTCGTCAGCAACGCATGGAAAACGCCCAGAATGATTACTTCCTACGTCTGCAGGCTGAAACCGAGTTCCAGGAAGCACAGACCGCGATTGTCGACCACTACGAACGGGAACGCTCCCGAATCATGGAAGCTGAGGGACAAGCCCGATTCGACGCTGCCCGAGCTCAGGAAGAGGCACAAAGACAGCTTCGAAGTAACTTCGCCAGTTTGGCCGTCTCCAGCGCAGCACAAGCGACCGCGACGATCTCCACGATACTCGCGGACCAAGGACAGAAGAAGCGAGCTCGTCAGATGTTCAAAGTCGCGAAAGCTCTCAACGTCGCCATGGTGGTCATGGAAACGATCCGAGCTTCCCGCGGCGCCCTTCTCCCACCGCCTACCGGATACGGCGCCGTACTCGGACCAGCGGCCGCCACAATCATCGCGGCCAGCGGAGCGGTCCAAGTGGCCGCCATCAAAGCGCAAAAGCCGCCCCGGTTCTACCGCGGAACGTCCATGGTACAACGGGCGGACGGTGGAGCTGGCGACGCGGTCCCGGCTGTACTGCACCAGGGCGAGGCAGTTCTGAACCGTCGCGCCGCACAGTCTATCGGACGGTCTCAGATTGACGCGCTGAACGCTGGCGGTGGCGAACGACGCCCAATGGTTGTGGCTATCTCGCAGTTCAACCACCGGCAGTTCCGCGACTTCTACCGGGACGACCGACAGCTCCCCGGATCGCTGACTCGAGGGGACCGGAATAGAAGCGGATCACGAATCGGGAGGCAGCTGTGAGCATTGACAGATCGACGGCCATTGTCCGAGCGCTCGGAGTCCCGGATCCGCGACTGGTGGAGAGCGATTCACTGTGGACGACTCAGACCACGTGGCCCGAACAGAATCCACGAGCTGGAGATCCAGTCGACCAGGGGAACTCGGACGTTGTCCTGGCCGCGTACGGTGCGAGAGCTGGGACGAAGACCATCGAGACGAAGTGTGTGTCCGCTGGCGCGATTGACCCGATCACCGGTAGCGGATTCGCGTGGAAGTTCACGGGGGACGCGCTGTACCGCGGACGGAATGCTCCCACGTCGATCTGGGGATGGAACACGATCCACTACATGGACGGGAGCTCTACCAGTACCGGGGACGTCACTGTCAGCAAGCGACCGCACGCTGTCACCACGTCGAAGCGGACGGTCCTGGTGACCAGTCAAGTCACCCGGTACAACGTCGGAGAGACTGTACAGGTGTCCCGCTGGGTGGAGTCGACGAAGACCTGGTCGACTGTCAACGTGGAGACTGTGACACCCGCTCCGACCCAGGACTTCGAGCCGGCGCTGTGTGTGGTCCCGCGGTCCACGGGGGATCGGATCCTGGTCTTTTTCTGGATTGAAGACACGACGACGAAGACGATCCAGCTCGGGATGTCCTACTCGGACGACGAGGGCGCGACTTGGCTGGTGGGTTCACGCGCGTGTCTGAAGAATCCGCTCTTCAGCGGAGAAGTGGCATGTCGCCGGATCCGACCGGCATACCGGAACGGCCAGGTGGTCTTGTTTGCTCAGCTGGTGGGACAAGATCCATCCGATGCAGCGACTTCGAACGATCACATCCGGCAATGGGCCAGCTACGACAACGGCGCTACCTTCTTCGACGTCATGTCCGGACAGGGCACAACAACGCTGGAAGGAGCTTTTCCGGATGTCGTTGCGACCCCGAGTGGCTTCCTGATGTGCTTCGTCTCGATTCGTCAGGACGAAAGCAGAATCGAGCCGTACATTCAACAGCGAATCATCCCGGACGCGTTCACACCGCTCGGAGCTTCGCCGCTTTACCGTGGCCTGAACGCTCAAGCGGGGAGCGCCTTCAGCGATGGGAACAACGTCGGCTATCTACAGGTAGCAATGGGAGACCTGGGAAACAGCGAAGTCAGGCACGTACCGGCCACTGGGACGAACGCAAGCTCCAGGTACACCTACAGTTCCGACAACGACCTAAGCTTGGTGCATGCCGATGATGGGACTATCTACCTCATCACATCCGCCGTCAGTTCGTACGTGCAATTCGGTGGAGTCGCAAAAACAACTTTTGCCACAAACGAAGTGGTCGCTGTTCGAACGACTGACGGTGGACTGAACTGGGTAACCATGGGAATATCCGACGAGTTCCCGGCGTCTCGAGCTCCAAGTGGTCGTCCGCAGGAAAAATTCCCCGGTTCTGCTACGATCTGGCGCGGACAGGACACGGACGCCTATCTGCGACACTACGCTGGGACGTGGTGGAAGGGACAGATTGTACTCGCTCACCAGTGGGCCGCGGATCCCGGAAACGAGGACAACTCACTGTGTGTCGCGTGGCTCGGAGGGTATGCGACGGTCAATCTCCCGCGTACGGAGCTCGCCCGGAACGAATCGACGCTGGCCGGATGGATCAACACGTGGCTTCCGATTGAACTACCCGGCGGAATGACTTCGTGGACTGCTTCCGGTGGCGCGGCCGAGCTGTTGTTCCTCGGTTCGGTGCGAATCACCGCTTCGAGCGGTTTCAAGCGCTACGCGAACACGGACTCGGCGAGCGGCTACATCGTCCGAGCGTCGCTGACTACTGCCTCGACTTCGGCGATGGCCGCAACCCGAGTCGGAATCTCGCTTCGGACGGCCGTGGCTGTCATTCACCGACAAGTCGAGGTCCGATTCACCACGTCAGCGATCCAGCTCTACGACGTGGTGGCTGGTTCGGCGATCGGATCGGATGTGAGCATTGACACGACAGCGGGTGTCGACGTTGTGGTGTCTCTCCAGGACGGAGTCGCAGCGCTGTGGTATCGCGCGCGTGGAGTATCGGAAGACCTCGAGTACATCGCTGGTCCGACTGGGAACGCCACCTCGGGTGGAGCTTCGACGGATGAGGTAGCGTGGGGCGTCCTGTCGTCCGACACTGCGACCGTCCGCTGGCACGAGTTCCACGTGACGTCGGGCGACTACGCCGGACAACACCTGGAAACGCTCGCGGGAATGAGCAACCCGTCGGCACTGAACGCCGTCCGGTATTCGCCAACGGGGACGTACATCACGGACGGTGTGTCAGTGAACGCGCGTTCTGGTCCCGCGTTCGAAGGTGACGAACACCACATCGCATTGGCCAGCGATTACCCGGTGTCGCGAGTCTTTCCCGCGGTGTTCCCGAGTCCACGACGCGGGACACGGACTGTCGATGACGACTCCGAAGCGAAGATCGCCGTCGCCTTCGACACAAAAGCCACCGGCGGCGGATGGGAATCCGCGCCCTTGTCGGATGCAATGTGCCTGGCTGTTCTGGGAGCGAACTGGCGGACGGGATTCGTCGAACGATACGACCGCGGGACTTCGAGCTGGGTCACGCTCGTGACGATCGACGCAGCGACAGGACTGTCATGGCTGGCCAACAACTGGACACGAACCGGAGCTACCATCCGAGCGGACGGTCCACTGGGAGCGGCTGCGACTCAGACGTACCTCGAGCCGAACGAGCTCGCGGGTGGCACTGTCGAGTTCAGCTCGTCCAAGCTCCGGCGAATCGCTGCGAACACCGAAGGGAACACTCGGGGGACGCTCTCCGGGAGACAGGCCACAGTCACTTTTGAAGGCGCGGACAACACCGAGTCAACGTCCACGGTTCGGTTCTGGGCTCCAAACTTCGTCTGCTGGTGGAACATGCTCGGGGAGACAGCTCAAGGACTACGACTTCGGATTCCAGCTCAGACCACGCTCGACGGTGACATCCGAGTCGGGACGCTGGTGTGGGGAAGCATTCACGCGTTCGGGACGCCCTACTCGTTCGGCCGAGCTCTCGGACAGGAACATGGCGTCCAAGTCGTCGAAGCCGAAGACCGGACGTACCGGACAAGGACTCTCGCACCGTCCAGACGGTCTGTCACGATCTCCTGGAGCGATGGCGTACCCACGTGCAACGCGTCGGGGGAGTCGCCGGACCCGGACTATGTCAAGCTGTCGGACAGCTCCGGAGCGCTGCCTGTGGCTTCGAGCTTCGATCTCCCGATGACACTCCGCGGCCTGGCTGAACAGGTCAACGGGCCGGCCTTGCCCGTGGTCTACCTTCCGCGACTGGAAAAAGGTCCGCCGGACGCAACCACGCTGAACCGTCGACGGGACTTTCTGGTCGGTGTCATCGACTCGGACATTCAACTGGACACGGTCCAAGGCGACGAAAACGAGGACGAGTTCATTCGCGTGGCGTCTCTTCGTATCCGGGAGATCGTCTGATGTCCGTTCACTGGCTGGTCCGGCTCGAGTTCGCTGGACGTGTGTTCCGGTGGTCGGACACACCTGTCGCGCCGGTGGACTCGGACGGGAAGTCGCTACCTCATCTCGGAGGACTGCCCGAGCTACGAGCTCCGAGCGACTTTGACCCGTTCAAACAGCGTCCGTCGGTAGCTTCGGTCTCGCTCGAGGTCTCATGGCCACCGGACGATCCGCTCGCGGACATCGTGGCAGCTGGTCACCGATTCCAGGACGCGACTGCGGAAGTATCGCTGTGGACGAGTGGCACCCCGTACGCCGAGCGGAAGGTGGTCGCGTCCGGATCGGCGACTGAACCCGAGTACGGTCCACCGGACCAGCCAGTGGCGTTCACTGTGGAAGGTCTTCCATGGGAGGACTCCGGCTCGACTCATCTCCAGACATGGAGAGTCACGGACGACACCTGGCCGCAGGGGGATCACGAAGGCGAACCATGGTATCCGGTGGTCTGGGGACGGCCTGCATGGGCCATTCGGACATTCCCGGGGATCCTCGACTTCGAGAAGGGATCTCCAGCTCGGGTAGTGAAGCGGAGCGGAGCGAACGCCGCCACACTGCTCATTGCTGGTCATGCCGTGTCCGCGTCCCAGGTCACAATCGTGACTGGTTCGCTCCGCGAGACATTCACCGTGAGTCATCAAGCGGACGGACTTGGACAGCTCGTGTCCGTGGTGGACGTCAGCGGGGCGTCCACGATCACTCTCGGCGCTGACTCGTTCGCTGTCGCGTGGACGGACGGACAGTCGTACCCCGTGCCGGACGGTAGCCGAGCTGGAGCTGGTGATCTCCTGACGTGGATTCTGTCGCGATTCCAGATTCCCGTCGACTACAGCGGGCTACTCGCGTGGAAGAGCTGGCTGAACAGGTTCGCCGTTTCTGGGTTCATTGTGGAGCCGACCAGTCCGTGGCGGTTGATTACGGACGGTCTTCTCGGGATGCTGCCTGTGTCGGTTCAGAACGACGCGGGAAAGCTCCGTCTGATTCCGTGGCGGTATGACGCTCGACACTCGGACGCGATCCGGCACATCGAAGTTGGTCCTGGTGTGACCATGCCGGGGCGGATTGTCCATGAGACCGACAAGGTCCGCTCGAGACTGCAGCTGTCGACTTCAATGCTGTCTGACGGCGACTCACGCGTGTCTCTCATCGTGTCACCAGACCAGCCCATCGGCTACGCGTCCACGAGCTCGCGAGTCGTCCACCGGGCGAAGACACTCGTTGGCGACGCGCTGGAGACCATGGAAGAGTCCTGGATCGGCGACATCTCCACCGCTTTCCTGGTCCTGCACTGGCGATCTGTCCGAGGACTGGTGACCCGGTACGTGGAGCTCCAGGACATCACCGGAGAGTATGATGAGCTACACGACGGGGACGTGGTCACAGTGACATACGCCGGAGCTGGCATAGATGACCGGCTCGGACTCGTTGCCCGCGACTACCTGTCGCCCGTCGCTCAGACACTCCGAGTGATCATTCTGCCCGAATACTGAAACGGGCCGTGATACGATCTGCCCGTGACACGTTCCCCCGACACCAGGTGAGCCGATGGCCATTGACATCTCGACTCAGGAGCTCAGACCGTGGACTGACTCCGAGACCCTCTCCGGCGGTGGCACTGTCACCACGATCATCACCGTCGGGCCACAGGACCGCGAACTACACGTCCGGGTGAACGCCGCGTTCGAGTGGCGCGTGAGCAACACGGCCGCGGCTGGATTCGTGCCAGCGGCCGCGGACTCATGGACTCGTGTGTGGACGCGACACGGAAACCGGGACCGGAGGGACTACACCATCGAAGTCCGCGCGGCGTCTGGTTCGGTGGTCTACATCTCCGCTCAAGGGGAATGATCCATGGGAAGTCTGGACACGATCGGAGGTAGCCCCGCGAGCGGTGGCGGTGGCGGTGGAGGTGGTGCAACTTGGACCGACTTGGTCGATCTCGACTGGACCAGCGTGGACAATGCCAGCGCTTTGGCCAACGGAAGTCACACCATATCGGTGTCCGGAAAGTCTGTCGGTGTCGACGTGTCGACCTATTCCGGCGCCAACGGGACGGTGACTCCGACCAACGGCACCGGCATGGTGATGGACGGTGGCACCGACACCAGCGGGACGCTGACGCTGTCGATCGATCTGGACCCGTTGTTCGACAGCTATACCGTAGCGGACGTCCGAGGCTACCAATACGCTGTCCACATCGTGATCACGAGCTTGGTATACACGAGCGCGGGCAATAGTTCGGTGTACTGCGGTCTGAACCGCGGCAGTACGACGACGCACAACAGCGGCATAGCGAGGATGATCTTCGTCGAAGACGCTAACGATAGCACAAACGAGAAAATCCGCGTCCGCAGGAACACCAGCGCTTCAGCGATTCAGGCAACCACAGCCATCAAAACGAGTCGAGTCTTTACGCTGATTCTCACCGGCGGTGAGATTGTTCAGGTGATGGACACGAGTGGAACAACACCACCGACACCGGCGCCCGCGGCCGCTGGGACGCTGATGATCGGTGCGGACAGTGTCGGCTTGGCACAAGCTACCCCCGACTACCAGGGCAACGGCCTTCGCTGTTTCATCAGCGCGGGCGACGCCAGCGACTTCACGTTGACTCGAACTCTCGTCCAAAGGAAACAGCAATGAGCGACACCACACTCCGAGTCGTCGAAGTCGCGTATGGACCCGATGACTTGCCGGTGGTCCACGCTGACGCGTGGCAAGCTCTCGAAGCCCCGCTGATGCAGTTTGAAGACGCCAACGGACTGGCTGTCTACTTCGCCACCGGTGGAGTCGCGTACGGGCTGGCCGAATCCGTCCGGGAAGACATACGAGCTCGGATTGACGCGGGGAGCTCGTCGCCAGTTCTGAAGAGTCACCTGGATGACTTGGGAATCACTGCAGCGGTTACCGCTTGGGCGGCGGACTGATGGGCTACCGCTACAGCTCACGGTCGCTGCAGCGATTGAACACATGCGACCCGGACTTGGTCCTGTTGTTCACGGAAGTACTGGCGGACCCTGAATGCCCGTCGGACATCACGATCCTGGAAGGCCACCGCGGGGAAGCACGACAGGACGAGATGTACAGGACTGGGAAAAGCCAGCTCCGGTGGCCGCGCTCCAAGCACAACTCGACTCCGTCCATGGCCGTCGACGCAGCGCCCTACATCAACGGAGCTGTGTCCTGGGACTGGGACGACTACTGGCCGCTCGTCCGCTTCGTCAAGTCGAAGTGGCGACAGCTCCGGGCCGCGGGGCGCGTGTCCGGGAATCTCGTCTGTGGAGCGGAATGGAAGTCGTTCCCGGACGGTCCACACTACCAGATCGACCGATAGGAGGACGGAATGAGCCGACCAGGGAACCCGGCATACGACGCGGGAGAAGCGATCGCTCAAGGGCGACGGAATGTGCTCCGGAGAGCGCTCGACAGGATGATTGAACCGCGCTCGGCGCTTGTCGAAGCCTTGTCCGATCAAGCGATAGCACTACTCGTCGAAGCACTCGACGAAGTCCGTGAAGACTTCGTCGCTGGTGTCATCGCTGGATCCGGTGTCCTTGACCAGGTGGAAAAAAGCAAGTGATCTGGTCGCTACTGATGGCCGTCGCGTGGGCTCAGGAACTGGCGCCGGTAGCCCCGGTCCAGACCGCACATGACATGTGGGGCGTCGGAGGCGGCGGACTGGCCGGCCTGGTGTCGGCTGTCCTTGCCCTCACAGTGAAGGATAAGCTACTGTCACGGGAACGGGAACCGGCCGCGGCGGCCGACTCGTCCACGCTTCAGGACTTCCAGACGCGAATCACGCGACTGGAGCTCCAGTTGGAGGCATTGCGTGACACGCAACGGGATCTACGCCAGCTCACCGAAACGCTCGGACAGCTCATTCGCGATCTCGCCCACCAGAAGTAGCCGAACCGCCAAGCTCCTGTCGATCCACTGTCTGCTACTGGTGATTGCGCTTCGGGTGTCACTACCAGCTCCCGAGTCGGACATTCCGACCCGAGAGCGGAGCCGATGACTTCGTCTGTCAGTCTTTCAGCCAACGAGAGCTGGCAACCCAGTACGTCACGAGCTCGAAGCCGAAGCGCTTGCCGAGCTCGGCCAGCTTCCGGTCGGATGGTTCCCGCTTGCCGGTGGACCACTCGCTGAGCTGGGCTTGCGTGCAGATGTCCGAGCATTGAGCCAGGACGGCTTTCTGTGTTCCGGGCGCTCCGGGAGTCAGTCCGAGACGCCAACAAGCCGCGGCGAACATGGCCTGGCCACGTGTCTGGTCCTGTGGTTGTGAGCTCATGACGACATCACAAGGAACCAAATGGACACGATGACAGCCAGTCCGGCGGCCGCTTCGATGTGCTCGCGAGCGGTCATTCGCCACCGCCAACGATCATGAAGGTGGTCACGATACGGGCGCTGGTCTCGCCTTCTACCAGCGCCAGAAAGCCGACGAATGTATGGGACTGGATCTTGGCACTGACAATGTCGCCGCTTGGCAGCTTGACTCGGACTGTGTCGCCTACTTCGATGGTCTGCATTGTGTTCTCCGGTGTGTGTGGCGCGGTCGGTTTCCCTTCCCGCCCCATCAATATACAACTGGATCGGATACACGTCAACGGTCTGATTCAATCTTTTTGAATATTCTGTAGATGTGAAGGCGCGGGCCTGTACTGAGCAGGCAGGAACAACAACAGGGGAAGCACTGGTCCCGCGCACAATCGGATCACATCGGCTCCGCGGTGATTCTCCAGCCAGTCCAGGCAGTGGAACGCGTCCAGATGAGACATCGCGCCGAGCGGTGGCGACTGGTTCCGTCGTAGTGCCTGGTTTAGCTGGCTGGTGTCCAGCCAGTGAGTCTGGAGCGCTCGACGGATGAGCTCGAACCAGTCCACGTTCCGAATGACCGCGTCGAAGGCGGCCGCACGGGCGGACTCCACGCTGTCCTCGACACCCGCTTCCACCAGTTCGAACCGGCCGTTCGCTGAGTCCATCCGGGACGCTCTCCATTGCCAGCGGTCGACACCCAGCGGAAGGACTTCAAGATCGTGGTATGGGCGCTTGATCGTGGCCTGAGATCCACGGCCGAAGACATGCCAGCGGAGGACACTCATTCAGACCGCCATCGGATCGGAGTCTTCGTGCTGGCGATAAATGAAGTCACCGATCACCTTGTGTCCGACGTGGCGAACCCAGTTCGCGGCCGCAGCGAGACCCGCTTCGTGGAGCTGGTGTGCCTGTGGCTTGTCTACCGACATGGCCCATGCGTCGAAGTCTGAGACGGACAGTCCCACTTTTCGAAGCGCGGCTGACAGGGGACTGTCCGAGCTGGAGTCCGTGTCTTCGTCGTTCCGGCGTCCCGAGCTCGCCGCGGCCTTCACGGTGTACTGTGTGCCACGGGAAAACGGCGACTTTCCAGCCAGTACAACCACGTCCGAGTCGATGTCTGGACTGGACAGGATGCGGATGCCACCGACGGCCTTCCCGGACTTGCCGCGGACGCTGGTGTCGTTGTAGAGCTCGATTCTCTTCCCGGTCCAGTCCGCGAGATGGACGCCGAACATGGCCCGAAGGATCTGTCCGAGACTGACATTGACGACCAGACCGCGTTCGTCTTCTTCGAACCAGACGACGCCGCGTTCCTTTTCTTCTTCGCCCTTCGCTTTCATCGTCTCCACTGTGACGTTGGCGATCGTCACTTTGAAGCTCTCGTCCACGTCCACCGCTCGAAGGTATCGGCTCTTTTGCGCGAGTCCGATCAAGTCGTTTGCATCCATGCCAGCTCCTTGGCTTTCCAGACACTACCGGACTGATTCCGGACGCGCAAGGACAGAAGGCGACTTGCGCGTCTGGTTCCGAGCCGGTAGCATTCCGCCAGGAGGTATCGCGCATGCATACCCTTTCAGAACAGCTGGCCGTCCTTCGGCGTCGCCGTGGATTCTCACAAGCAGATCTGGCCAAGCTGTGTGGAATCTCCGAGCGCCAGGTCTCCCGATACGAAAACGGTGGGGCGGATGTCATGTCGACCGGGACATTCTCCGCTCTCCTGTACTACTTGGCCGAGACGCCGGATGAGAAGGACGCGCTGATTGGCGCGCTCGCTGAACTGCGGAACATCCCGTGGTGATCGTCGGAGTCGATCCCGGTCCTGTGACCCATGGCGCTGTCATCTATGACAGCGTGACTCGCCGTGTGCTGTGGTCGGACAAGTCCGCGGACTGGATGTCCATCATGGACGAGTCTGAAGCCCACGAAGTGGAACGTGCCGTGATCGAACGACCCGCGGCCATGGGGGGACTCGGCACTGGGAAGGTGGGTCATATGCTCGATACGGCCTGGGAAGGCGGACGCATGGTTGCGAACTTTCAGCTGGCTGGCATTCCAACCCACGAGCTGACCCGTCGACAAGTACTTCGCGAGCTCGGCGTCATGTCCGGGACTGGTTCCGCGGACAGTCGCGTCCGGCGGGCATGCATCGCTGACCATCAGACACCAGGTGGACCGCCAGCTGTCGGACGGAAGGCAAGTCCGGGTCCGCTCTTCGGTGTGTCGTCGCACGCGTGGCAAGCGCTCGGAGCTGTCCTCGCGTGGCTCGAGTCGCAACGATGAGCGCGCGCGTTCTGGTCGACTGGCGAGGACATCGCCGTTGGTGGGGACGGCGATTCTACGGCGCTGGATCTCGCTTCGATGTCGCGACCGCGGAAGCTGTAGCGGCAGAACTCAGGGGACGCGGGCATGTCGCCCGAGTCGTAGTGGACGGGGCAGTACCGGTGGACACGGGACCGCTCCAGATGGACCTTTTCCAAGGGAACGGACAGACATGAAGGACATTCAACACAGCTGGTTATGGTGGCTTTTGCTCGGAGCTGGACTGGCCGCGGTCGGCTACCGCGTCGGCTACCTTGCCGGGACTGATGACGGCTGGTGGGCCTGTATGGCGGAACACGGGGAAGTCGCATGAGCCCCGGACAAGTCATGTACCGCGCCGTCTGCGCGCGTCTCGGGCTCGACCCTGACGCCCGCGGCACCTTAACCAATGTGGTCAACGAAGGTCGCCGGCTTGGCCTTTGTCATCACTCCAACTTGTCCAAATGGGCAAGCGGTCAAGCGCACCCGAGCCGGCGCAAGCTGCGCCAGTTTGAGCAGGCCTTCGGGTTCCGCCTGGTGACCACGTGGGAGGTCGCATGAGTCCACCGACCAGCCGGGACACGCTCGTCCGACTGCGACGCGCGGTAGTCGCGGGGGAGATGACATCGGCTCAAGCGGCCGCGTCTGTCGGGATTCCACGTGGAACGCTCGCGAGCCGGTGGCGTCTCTTCGGCGTCGTTGAAGAGATCCCCATGGTCCCGCGGCACAACAACAAAAGCCGCGCTGCAGTCGCTTCCGTGATTGCTGATGACCCGTCGCTCAGCGATTCCGCGATATCGGCGCGACTTGCCGAGTTGGGTATCCAGCTCAACACATCAAGTGTCCGCGGCCACCGGGTGTCACTCGGGATCGGGACTCAACAGGAACGGATGCAGTCCGTCGATCCATCCTGGCGACACCCGACCTGGCGACAACAAGCGCTGACGGAAGACGAGCTCCGCGAGTCGAGACGCAAGATCGAAGCTCGTGAGTCGACCGTTCGCAGGGTAGCCGCGGCACTGGGTGTCGCGACCAACACGCTCTACGACGGATGGCACCGACTCGGACTCATTGACTGTCGGCCGTCTGGATTCGCTGATGACACCCGCGCGGCATGGTGCGACCGATCCCCCGTCCGGGACGAAGTGGCGGCCCATCTCCGCGACTATCCATGGATGAAGGCGCGCGACATCGCTGACTCGATGACGGCGGACGGGTATCCCATCACCGCGAGAGCGGTGCATCATCACATGAAGCTACTCCGGTCCCGGTCATGACTCCGCTCGCCTTCGTTGGCGTCCCGCGCTGGGGTTCCACTCGGACTCCGGTTGTGCAGATCGACGGCGACAGCTGGACGCTCCTTGACAGCCAGCGCCGGGTCCGAGAGCTCCAGACAGCGGAGCTGAACCTGTACCAGCTGGTCCCAGCTCGAGTCCGAATCGTCGCCACGCGAGACGGACGAATCACTGAGTCCGCGGACCCTGGAGAGATCACCGGCGCCGAGTGGCGCGACTGGCGGATTCGTCGACTTGCCCAGCTGGACAAGTGCCGCAAGCTGGGCTGGAAGGTGGTCGCGTCGACGGATGCTGCGGTTCAGTCCGAACCGAAGACGAAGACGACGAAGAAGTGGCCGATCACTCGCTCTTTCGGATTCGTGCTTGGGAACGTCAACGACTCCGCTTGGCATGACATCCGAGCTCGTCACCGGACGGAAAACCCGAAGTGGCTGTCCTGGCGATTCCACCAGCGTGGACAGGAGCCGGAGCGGTGGATCTTCCCAGCTGGGACCGTCGACGGGACCGAACTGGAATGGATGCCCCGCGGGACGGTCGAGTGGAACCCGTCGCCGATGGTCCTCCGGACGACTCCGCTCGAGCTGGCCGATGGGATCGCGCCATACTGGTATCAGTCGGAAGCGGTGGCCGCGGTACTGCAGCGCGGACACGGAGTCGTCGAAGCGCCGTGTGGAGCTGGGAAGACCGGAATCGGGACGTTCCTTGCTTCGTCTGTCGAAGGTCGGACGCTGGTGGTCGTCCACACGTTGGACCTGGTCCGACAGTGGAAAGAGCGACTAGAGACCTGGATACCGGGCGCCGTTGTCGGACAGCTCGGGGGCGGAAAGAACCCGAGCGGGGATGAGTCCATGGTGGTCGCATCGCTGGCGACGCTCGCCCGGTGGAGCTGGGAACAGCTCACCGAGTTCGGGAAGGGCTTCGGCTTGCTGGTCTGTGACGAATGCCACCATGTCCCGGCCGTCACGTGGATCCGAGTCGTGTCCGCGCTCCCGTGTGCGTCTCGGATGGGACTGACAGCGACACCCGAGCGGAAGGATGGCCTTCACACGTGGATGCATCTGGCATTGGGTCCGACGGTTTACCGGATCGAACAGTCCACGCTCGACAGCGCCGGGCGGACAATGCGACCCACAATCCGGCGACTGGACACCGGAGTCGAGCCCGTCGAAGCGGAGCATGCAGCGCACACGATGAGAGGCCTACTCGAGGACGGCGGCCGGCAAGCGCTCCTGTGTCGGACTGTCCGAGACCTGGTCAACGAAGGACGGAGGGTTCTGGTCCTGACTTCTCTCGTGGACCATGCGGAAGCGACCGCGGACGAGCTCGGGGGACGCGCGCTGGTGGGATCTGTCACGTCGAAGCGGAGAGCTGAGACGCTGGCCGCTATGCGCTCGGGAACGCTGTCTGTGGTTGTGGCCACCCAGCTGGCCGATGAAGGACTGGATCTTCCCGAACTGGACACGGTGGTACTGGCCGCCCCAAGCTCACACAAGCCGGCGACGCGTCAACGGGTCGGACGCGCATGCCGGGCCATGGACGGAAAACGTCCGCCGCTCGTGGTGGACATGGTGGACACTGGGAGATGGGCACAACGGAAGTGGAGCGCTCGCCGCTCGCTGTACCGATCACTGAACTGGCCCATTGAAGGGATGCCATGAGATTCACCGTCATAGACACCGAGACCACGGGACTCGCCCCGCTACGCTCTACGATCCTGGAGATCGCCATCGTGACCGTCGAGGACGGATGGGTAGTCGATCGCTGGACCTCGAAAGTCAAGCCGACCGACGAGGACTTGGTCCTGGCGGACCCGAAAGCGCTCGAGATCAACGGCTACGCCGCGGACCCGAGCGCATGGGATGACGCCCCAAGCTGGGATGTCGTCGGCGTCGCCGTAGCAGACAAGCTCTCCCGGACCATGCCCGTCGGGCACAATGTGAGCTTCGATCTCGGAATGATTCGCGAAGTGAACCGACGGCACGGGATCAAAGGCTACGTCCCGTTCCGCGGAGTCGACACAATGACTCTGGCGATCGAACACCTGGCGCCGTGTGGTCTGAAGCGATTCGGACTGGACGCTGTCCGTCGCTGGCTGGGCTGGTCTCTCGAAGGGGCGCACACTGCAGCGCGGGACGCGGAAGACACCACGAAGCTCTTTCTGTTGCTCCACCGGGCCACGTGGTGGACTCGACTTCGTGTCCGGCTCGGACGCTGGTGGAGACGATGACGTACGGGAAGAGCGAGAAGCGCTGGACGCCGTTCGCGACGGAAGGCGACTTCGAGGACTGGTTCTGTGACCGGATGACCGCGCTCGGATGTCCCGTCATTCGACAGCCGACATACAAGCCGAGCTCGCTGGAGACCGGGAACACAATCACTCGGCGACGCTCCGATGTCGCTTTGATTGTGCCGCGAGAGCTGAACTCGTTGGACACTTCGCTGTTCTTGATTGTGGAGCTGAAGAACGGCGACAACGCTCGATATCTGAGACAAGCGGCCCGTCAGATCCGCGGAGCTATGTTCGGCCATGACTGGCGACATCAGGACGTCCCGATAGCGCCAGGATCGCGTCCGTGGCGCGGTCTGGTCCTGACTCCGGGACAGCTCCACCGCGGCCACTGGCCGGACGTGAGCGCTCCACCGGGCGAGACGGGACCGCTACCGACGAAGCTATGGGAGCTCGAGGACCGGAAGCTGACGGAAGACGGGGCGTCGTTCCTGAGACAGGACAAAAGCGACCCGGACAGCTGGCGCTTCTGGGTTCACCACGGCCAGTCGGCCATGGTGTCTGTCACGCTGGGACGTTGACCCAATGGGACGCGCGCGGTAGACTGTCGCGGACTTCCGAGTCTGTGTGTGTCCTTGTCCCGGTCGAAAGACCGCCCGTTCCCGGTAGCTCCGGGGACGGGTCAGGGAAGGACAGCTGGCCGAAGTCATCAACAAGGAGAAACACATGACAAACGACACCCGCGGAAGCGGGGGCGGAGAAGTGCGTCCATATCTGGACTTCCTGAGTCTGAAGACACCGACTGTCGCGCCGGATGGCTTCGACGCGGTGATTGAAGGCGATCACCTGTGGCCGTGGCAGCGGGACTGTGTCGCGTGGGCGTGCAAGCTCGGACGGGCTGCTCTCTTCGAAGACACCGGACTCGGGAAGACTCGACAACAGCTGGAATGGGCGCGCCAAGTCCACAAGCACACCGGCGGCCGAGTCCTCATCCTGGCGCCGTTGGCGGTTGGAGCTCAGACGATCGACGAAGCTCGGTCCATCGGACTCGGCGACATCATCGAACAGGTACAGGAGCCAGGAGACTCGGACAAGCCGCTACTTGTCACGAACTACGACCGCGCGCGGAAGTTCCCCGCGGAGCTGTTCGCGGGTGTGGTCCTCGACGAGTCGTCGATTCTGAAGTCGTACATGGGAGCGATGAAGCGCTACCTGTTGGAGGCCTTCGCCGACACCCCGTACCGGCTTGCATGCACCGCGACACCAGCGCCGAACGACTACCTGGAGCTCGGGAACCACGCTCAGTTCCTGGGTGTGATGACGTCCCACCAGATGATCGCGCGCTGGTTCATCTCGGACCAGAAGGAAGCCGGAAGCTACCGGTTGAAGGGCCACGCTGTCCGGCCGTTCTGGGACTGGGTCACGAGCTGGGCAAGGTGTGTCGGCCGTCCCAGTGACATCGGCGACTACTCCGACGACGGGTACGTGTTGCCACCGCTCCACGTGCGACTTCAGCCAGTCCGGGTGGACATTGTGGACCAGACCCGGACGGAGCTGTTCCGAGCTCCCACGTTGTCGGCGACTGGTCTCCACCGGGAACGGCGTCGCACGTGTCAAGCCCGGGCGGACTTGGTCGCGGAGCTCGTCGCGGACGTGACGGGTCCGATTGTGGTCTGGTGCGAGACCAACTACGACGCGGACGCGGTCATGGGTCGGATTCCGGAAGCGCTCGAAGTGGCCGGACGGATGACGTCGAAGGTCAAGCGGGATCGGCTACTCGGCTTTTCCCGTGGGGACTTCCGAGTCCTGGTGACGAAGCCCAAGATCGCCGGGTTCGGAATGAACTGGCAACACTGCGCACGGACGATCTTCAACGGTCCCAGCTACAGCTACGAAATGCTCTATCAGGCGATTCGTCGGTTCTGGCGGTTCGGACAAGCGCTCCCGGTGACGGCGGACATTGTCCTGGCTGCGACTGAACAGTCCGTGTGGGCGACGCTGGAGCGGAAGCGCCAAGATCATGAGGCGATGAAAGTGCAAATGTTCCAAGCGGCCAGGAGGTCACAGCACAAGCGAGCGGACGCCATCGGCTACCGCGCGACACACACAAGCCGGCTCCCGAGCTGGATCCACACACACACAGACTGACAAGGGAAGACACAATGACACAGATTCAAGCGCTCGACGCACACACTACAGACGACTGGGCCATGTACAACGGCGACTGTGTGGAGGTAGTCCGACAGCTGCCCGACAAGTCCGTGGACTTCCAGGTGTTTTCTCCACCGTTCGCGAACGTGTACCTGTACAGCGACTCGACGCGGGACATGGGGAACTGTGACTCGGAGGCCGAGTTCATGCAGCACTACCGCTTCCTGGCCAAAGAGTTGTACCGGACGCTTCGTCCGGGGCGCTTGTGTGCGGTCCACTGCAAGGACACGATCCGCTACAAGGGCGCGCATGGACGGGCCGGAATGCACGATCTTCCCGGTGACCTGACTCGGGAGATGGAAGCGGCCGGATTCCAGTACCATTGCCGGGTCACGGTCTGGAAAGATCCCGTCGAAGAACAGCGGAAGACGAAGAACCACGGACTGCTCTACAAACAGCTCCGGAAGGACTCGAGCTTCAGCCGAGTCGGAATGCCCGAGTACGTTTTACTCTTTCGACGGTGGGCGGACGAAGACAGGGAAGTGGACGACGTTCGGCCAGTGGGTCACACCCGCGAGACGTTCCCGCTGGAGCGGTGGCAACAATGGGCGTCTCCAGTGTGGATGGATGTCCGACATACGGACGTCCTGAACGTGAAGGCCGCGCGGGACGACCGGGACGAGCGGCACATGTGCCCACTGTCGCTTGATCTCATCCAGCGCTGTGTCCGACTGTGGAGCAATGCCGGTGACGTGGTCCTGAGTCCGTTCGGTGGAGTCGGTTCGGAAGGCGTCGGAGCGCTCCGAGCTGGCCGCCGGTTCATTGGGGTGGAGCTCAAGCCGTCCTACTACCGGCAAGCGGTTCGGAATCTGAAGTCCGAGTCGATGTCCGACCAGGTGGGAATGTTCGGCTGATGTCTGAGGACAACGACCGGTGGCCGGTGGCACTGTTCCGCGGAGCTCGGGACAACCGGCCGAAGCTCCGGACATGGGACACGGGGACGCTGGTTCGGGCGCTGGCTATCCACCGAGAGTGGACTGGTCCGAAAGTCGACGCCCCGGCATGGTCCCCGGTGATCATGCCGGACGGGGCGCGTCGGGCGAAGAAGAACGTGGAAGCGGTTTCCATGCTGGTCCTCGACTGCGACGCGGGCGAATCGCTCGAAGCGCTCGAAGCGCTCGGGGACGACTTCGTTCGGATCGGACACACGAGCTGGTCACACAGCGCCGGACATCCGAAAGCGCGACTGGTGTTCCCGTTCGCCGCTGGGTCGTTCTGTCCCGCTGGCGAGTGGGAAGCTGTCTGGTCCGCCGCTGCCCGTTGGGCGGCCGCTCAGGGAGTCACGGTGGACGCTGCAGCGAAGGATCCGTCCCGGCTCTACTTCGGGCCGTACGTGCCACCTGGAGCGCTGTCCGGAGCTGTCCGCTGGGTCTATGGTCCGTACGAAGACGGCGACGCTCGGAGGCCAGCTCGGGAGCGCCGCTGGCTGTCATGGGCGTGGCTGGTGACTGAGTATCCGGAGCCGGACTCGGAGCTGGACGACTTCGACATGGTCCCCCCGTATGCGGCCGCGGGGCGTCGGGACGACAGCAACGAGAGACAGGAGAGACGGCGTCGGGCGTTCGGCCATGGTCTGGTGACGTACCGGGCCAACAAGCTGTCCCGAGCTGGTCAAGGCGGCCGGAACAACTCGCTCTACGGCGCCGCTCGACTGGTGGCCCAGCTCGAGGCAGCTGGAGCGGTGGACGCGAGATCGGCGCTGGCGGAGCTCCACGCGGCCGCGGTGGCCGCTGGACTCACAGTCAAAGAGACGAGAAGAACACTGTCCGGTGGGTATGCCACCGGACGCAACGACCCGGAGTACCCGGTGGACAGGGAGATGGCATGAACTCGGACGGGACGATCCAAGCGCAACCCGCGGACGTCGAAGTGGCGGACACCAAGGACGCGGACAAGCGAGCGGAAGAGATTCGGAAGGTGCTGTCCCGACTGGACATGAAGCACGACCGGAGAGGGAATCCGACAGACCCGATCAAGTCGGTTTTGAATCTGGACAGGATAGTCCGACATGACCCGTTCTTCTGTCGGAAAGTCCGACTGAATGGACTGGCTGAGACCGTGGAATGGCAGGGGGAACGACTCCGAGACGACCACATCACGTGGATACGGCTCGCGATCGCTCAAGCGTACCGCGTCGAGTTCGCTTTTCAGACCGTCCAGGAAGTGGTCTCGGCGATCGCCAGGCAGCGGACATACCATCCGGTGGCGAGATACCTGAACCGGATCCGGTGGGACGGAGTGGAGCGGATCGACCGCTACCTGGTGGACTACCTCGGAGCGGAAGACACCGAGCTCCACCGGGCGATGTCCCGGCGATTCTTCGTGGCGTGTGTCGCTCGAGCGATGGGACGCGGTCTCAAGCCAGTCAAAGTAGACACGGTTCTAATCCTCCAGGGACCACAGGGAGCGCGGAAGTCGACTTCGTTCCGGACGCTGGCTGGAGCGGACTGGTTCAGCGACACGGCGCTGGACATCCGGAACAAGGACGCGTTTCAGTCAATCCGCGTCTGGCTATACGAGCTGGCCGAGCTGGCCGCCACGCGACCGCGGGACGCTGAGACTGTGAAGGCCTTCCTGTCAGCTGAGACAGACCGATACCGTCCGCCGTACGCCCGGAACACCGTCGAGTCACACCGCCAAGTCATCTTCGTGGGGACAACGAATGAAGCGTCGTTCCTGGCGGACCCCACTGGAGCTCGCCGGTTTTGGCCGGTGACAGTCGGTACGATCGAATTGGAAGCGATCGAACGGGACCGGTCAATGCTTTGGGCTGAAGCGGCCGCGGCTTGGAAGGCTGGCGAGCGCTGGTGGCTGAGTCCGGAAGAAGACACCCAGCTTCGGGACGCTCAGGAACGCTACCGGCACGAAGACCCGTGGGAAGGCTTGATCACGGACTGGCTGCTGACTCAGCCAGGAGGCGGAATCCGAGTCGGTGACATTCTCGACGGGCCACTGTCCATGGACGCGGACAAACAGGGGAAGCACCACGAGATGAGAATCGGAGGCATTCTCCAGCGTCTGGGCTTCGAGCGTCGTCGGAAGCGCATCAACGGGAAGCGAGAGTGGCGGTGGTTCAGGTGAGCGGGTGGCCCTACCTGTCCCTACCTGTGGCCCGTGGTAGGGCCGGCTGGGATCGGCTGGTCATGGCCCTTTTCCCTACTGTCCCCACTGTCCCTACCTTTTCCAAGAGTTTTAGAAGAGAACAAGAAAAGGGAAGAGGACAGGAAACGGCTGGACAGTAGGGCCACCAGAACAGACAGACACCGAGAAGCACCACGGGCAAGGCAAAACGACCCGGCCCTACCGACTGGCCACGTGGTGGGGACAGGTAGGGCAGGCAGGGACACACAACAACGAATCAAGGACGACAGGACATGGCGAAGAAGAACATCAGGACGACGTTCCGTCACATCCGAGCGGAGCAGGGACGCGGGGCGTGTCTGGTCTGTGGGTCACCACCGGACAGCTCCACGGAATGCTCGGGGCGCTACCGTCCACCGTCACCAGGTGGACCGCGAGACCAGTGCGACGGGTACGGGATGGACATCAACACCGCGGCCGGACGGCCGGACGCTTGGGGGTAGGGTGTCAAGTCGTCGAGAATGCCCACCACGTCGACGCTTTCATCAATCGTCGAGAATGCCCATGAACAGCGCGATCACGAGCCTGTACCCCCTACCCCCCCACTAAACGAGGGTCATGTGCTT